GGGTGATAAGCGATTCGTTGAACAGATAGTAATACTTGACTTCAACACCATAATGAACGGCTAGTGCTGATAGATCGTTTGTGCTACGACAGAACATGCCTGCACATGCACCTCCATACATTGGAGTTGCAACAAATAGTTTACGCTTGCGTAGTTCTTCAATAGGTACACGGACGTCCATATTATATTCACCTTTCTTTTACAAAGCGACCATTTTGGTCTTGTTTTGATAATCTTTTTTTAGCTTCATTACTTTTTATGCCAACATATAGTCCTTTATTGTTGAGGAATATTTCCCTATCGATCTTCAATATGTTTCCATCCAAATCTACACAGACAACTTTACTCTTATTGTTGTAACCAAGTTTGGTTCCAATATCTTTCGCTGCAAGTCTTCTTATTTGTGACTGTTCATGTCCAAATATTTCTTCCCAAGTCTTATCTTTTTTCGCTAAAGATTGTTTTTGTTTGGTGTGTTCAGATCGTTTACACCCAAAAGATGGGTTGTGTACACCAAACATACGAACTTTTTTTCTTGATCCGGACGCATATGCAGAAACTAAACTATCAGATATGAGGGATTTTGTATGATCGGAAGTAATAAATCCACATCCTCTACCACCATATCTACCGTTTTCTGATTTTAGATTTGCCCACTCTTTGGATTGAACTATGTCATTTTTTTCTGAGAAGATCAAAGCAAACGTTGAACATAATTCCTGATCATCAAACCCAAAAATTTCTAAAGTTGTCTGTGTGGATTTATGTTTCTTTAGATGACGTATCCAATATTTTCCTGATCCTCTATATCTGAAAGGATCAGTATTCTCGGTTTTGCCGAAATATTTGAGTCCGCAATGTGTGCATTGTTTGACATAGAGATAAATAGTCATGCTGGTAACTCCTATATAGTTCTAGAGTAGTCGGAGGCGGCAACCTCGTGGACTACAATTATTTATATAGGAGTACATTTATAGCTATCTCTTATGCTCTAGATCGTGTACGTACAAAGCTATAATAGCATAATGTATTACTTTCATCAAGTCTTTTCTCCAATCGTCTGTAGATCCTTTTTGACCGTAACGACCAGAATACTTATCAACATTGCCTAGACAAAATCCTAGTCCACGACCACGATCAATCGCAATTTCAGTTGATTGTATGTTGCCTTGCGCATAGTGTTCGCCATACGTCTTATCGATATAATCGGCGATTTCTTGAAGTGCTTTGTCTTCGTTGTATTTATAATCGATTTTTGATGGTTGTATTCTACGAAAAAACTCTTCATTAGTTTCTCCATTATATTGATTATGTTGTTTTTTCATTTCTTTACGATTAAGTTCATCTGCCAAATATGTGTCGATTGGGCGTTTATACGGGCTGTCTGCTACCTGCCGTCTTACAAAGTCCTCCCAAGTTTCTATTCCAAGACCAACTGGATTTAATCCATCACTTTCACTCATTCTTCACCTTCCATTTCATATTGCAGATAAATCACACCCGCTTCTTCAAGAATGTCTTTAGCGAGTTTTGTGGATTCTTTCCAGTGTTCAGGCAGATTCTTAGGAACTTCTGCAATAACAGTTCTGATGCCAACTTGAATGATACCTTTGCAACATTCAGAGCATACAGGTAAACCATACACGTATAGTTTGGCTCCGTCAAGAGATATTCCATTTAAACATGCATTATAGATGCAGTTCATTTCTCCGTGAACGACATACTTATACTTCGTTTCACGATCATTCAAGCGATCATCATCTTTGATACCTCTTGGAAAGCCATTGTATCCAGTTGCCAGGACATTTTGATTTTTTCCAATAGCAACAACACCAATCTGTTTAGATGGATCTTTTGACCAAGTTGAGATATTCTTAGCCGTATCCAAATGACGGCGTGTCCACTTATGCATTATACAGTTTCTTTCTTCAAACGAACTAGTTTCATTCCGTAGTTGTCTACTTTAGGTAGTGACTTCAGATCAATGTCTTTCTTCATAATCAACTGGTTCTTCTTGAATGGACCATAGTCAACGTAATGATGCCATCTACCGTAGCGAAATACCATGCGGGCCACGTCTGGATGCATGTCTACGAGCATTTGTGACTTGTTGATTGTTCCCTCTGGATTAAGCTGGCCATCTCTCCATTGAGCCTTGTCTTGTGTGCCTTCAGCATGATAAAACTCAGCAGTGTTACCACCTTTGACAGTCTGTGTTGCAGCTTTGCCTTGAAGAAAAGCATTAAACTGAATAGTACAATCACCATCTTTCAATACACGAAGGCAGATATCAGTATCTTCGTTGTAACGACCACGCCAGCGATGCTTACAATCATTTCGGATAAGCAATGTGGAATAGATACGAGTGTTTGTTACAAAGGCAGGATACTTCTGATTTGGTGCAATAAAGAAACGATATTGAAAACCAGAGATAGGAACATTCTCATATCGGTCAACAAAGTCTTCAGCAACTTTGAAGATCACACCAGATTCAACGCGAATACGACTGTTTTCATGGAGACGATAAAAGTCTGTGATGTTGTCGTCCATTACCCAGTGACTAGTTGCACCAATAGAGATAGAATGATCCCAGCACCAGTTTCTAGCGCGACCTGGTCCGTCGCCGTGATTACTGAAAGGTGCAACTAGAAGAGTGACATACTCACGGATGCCAAAGTTGTCTAGTGCTTGTTCATACAAAGCTTCATCCTGTGGTTCAATCGCAATGTAATGTGGCACTTTCATTCGTGCCAATGAACGAGAGGTCAGCATTGATTCATGCCGACCTTTACTAATGATATAGACAGGATATTTTGGATTAGTCATCAGTTTCAATCCACCTACGAAGTGCATTTGCATCACGATCTAGCTTTGGATGCCAGATGCTTTTTGTTTTGATAGTAAGATGCTGATCGATCAACTTGGCAAACTCTTCATAGTCTTCTTTGTTACGGAAGCTTACGTAAATCTGTTTATATGGTGGATTAGTATCTTGCTTGAACTCGGGCATTCCTACCCAATGTTTCTTCCACTTTACATCATCTTGCTCCAAAGTTTCGTCTTCAGGCAAGAATGCATCAAGAGTAGATACACCATAAGAGATGTTCTTTGAGTCAATCAGACTTTCGTATTCTGTAGATTCATCAACTACAGGCTTATTGTCTTCCATAATATACTCCGTCTTATGCGATAGCTAGTTTCTTATTGATTTTGTTGAACGCTTTCTGTTGCTTGAAAGCCTGTTCTTTGTGGATCAAACTAGCGCGATTGATATGAACAATGCCGTTTAGATGATCTAGTTCATGCTGAAACACACGAGCAGTTAGACCTTCAAACTTTTCTGTTCTCGTTTCGCCGTTAGGCATAGTAAAGCGAACTTTGATCACAGCTGGACGCTTGATCTTTACCGATAGCCCAGGATGACTTAAGCAGCCTTCTAACATATACACTTGATCGGCGGAAGAGTCAACGATTTTTGGGTTGAAACATGCAAGAATCTGTTCGCCATTGATGACAAATGCACGATAGGGCAGACCGACCTGATTCGCAGCAAGCCCCAAGCCTTTGTTCTCAATCATAGTCTCAGCTAGATCACGAGCCAACTGAATAGGATCAGTAGGTGGATTGCTGAAATCAAAATATTCAAGTTCTGTTTTGAGAATAAGATCGTTCTTATCTACAAGAGGTAGAATAGCCATCAGTTTACTCCTAGGATTGGCTTAAGATTTGGTCGAACATAGTTTGGTCCTTTGATGATCTTGCCATCTTCGCGATGAACAGGCTTACCATCTTCACCAAGCTTGGTCATGTTACTATTGTGTACTTCTGCTAGACAAGCATCTAGATCAATGCCAAAAGCAACACCAGCACCGTAGGTGACATATAGAATGTCAGTCAGCGCGTCTGCTACTTCTACCAAGTTCTTGTCCTTGATCGCATCCTTAAGTTCCTGAAACTCTTCGCGAATCAGTTCTACGCGAAGTTTAATAACGTCTTTTGCAGGAAACCCTGGAGTATCTGGAGCATCTTGACCAAATACTGTAGTGAACTCTTTTACTTTTTCAAAGTTAGTCATGCTATTCCTCACATTAAAATTTATATAAATATATTGTGGTTCACGATATTACCAGTATCCAACCACTCTAGTCCTCGTACAAGGAGTCCAGCCATGAATACTTATTACGTCTATGCATATATCAGAAAATCTGATAACACACCATACTACATAGGTAAAGGGAAATCAAGAAGAATGTACGAAAAACATTCTGTTTCTATTCCCAAAGATAAATCCAAAATAGTTTTTCTAGAAACAAATCTTTCAGAGATTGGGGCATTCGCATTAGAACGTCGATATATTAGATGGTATGGCAGAAAAGATTTAGGAACAGGCATTCTTCGCAATAGAACGGACGGAGGAGAAGGATGTTCCGGAAGAATTATGAGCGAAGAACACAAAATCAAAGTCTCTATAACTGGCAAGAAAAATAAAGGCAAAAAACATTCTGCCGAAACTATAGAAAAAAGAGCAGCGAAACTAAGAGGCATTCCGCAAAGTTTAGAATTAGTAAGAAAACGAACAGGGCCCAGGATAGGCACAAAGGTGTCCGACGAAAGCAAACTAAAAAACTCGATATCAAACAAAAATAGACCTAAAGAGTTATGTCCACATTGTTTAATAATTGCGTCTAAGGGTAATATTCTTAGATGGCACTTGGATAAATGTAAACAAGCTACTCGACAACCATAACACTGAAATTTCTCTTCTTCTCAAAACGAATGATGTTAGTGAATTTGTCCATCAGTGATGCTCCCTTATGTGAAATGATGAACACATTGGTGTCAGCCGTTACGCTGCTTAGAATCTTGAAGAACTCATCTGTACCACTAGTATCCAAAGAACTATCAAAAACCTCGTCCATAATCAAAAGATTTGTGCTGACGCTGTTACGAAGTTTTGCCACTGCTCTCCATGTAAACAAAATAGCTAAATCCAGGCGCATCTTTTCGCCTTCAGAGAATGACGCATAAGAGAACTCATCACGAAACCGCGACTTAATCTTTTCATCAAAACTTTCATCAAGTTCAAACTGGACAAAGAAGTCCATTGCCGCAAGATACTTGTTGATTAGCTTGTTCATGACAGGAACATATTGCTTGATGATCTTGGTCTTGATACCACCATCTTTCAGCAGAACAGCAGCAGTACCCAACAAAGAACGATTTTCGGTTAGTTCTTCAATAAGTGTGTGAACGTCTTTCAGTTCTTTCTTGGCTTTGTTTAGATCAACAGCATCCGTCTCTACCTTAGTCTGCTTATTACGAAGTGCTTCAATCTCTTTCTGCAACTCGCTGTTATACTTCTGGTACATACGAATCTTGTTGTTGCGGTCTGTTATCTCTGCATTATATTCTGAGATTTGATTGCTAATATCAACAATCTCTTTCATTCGTGTATTGATCTTCGCCTGTTCTTCTGATAGTTTAGTTAAGGCTGTGTCTAACTCTTCTGCACTGGCAATCTTTGTGTTTAGATTTTCTTCCTTGAAAACAGGATCAATGTCTTGTGTACAAGTCGGGCAGTGATCGTGAGTATGCAGAAACTTGATATGCTTGTTATGATCGGTCAGTTTGAACTTCAACTCAGAGTGAAGCGTGGTGACCTTGTTCAATCTATCCGTAATAGATTGCTCATCGCCAATATTGAGTTTCAAATCGTCAATCTGTTCGGAGATTTTGTCAATCTCGGCATTTGCAGTCTCGATCAGAGTTTTATGTTCGTAAATCTTGCCGTGCTTGATGTCGATCAAGTCTTCATTGTTTTGCCGAAGTGATTCGATATGCTTCTTATTCAAATCAATCTTTTGTTCACAAAGAG